GAACCCATACGACGACCAGTTTGACCTGCTGGTAGACCAGAGGCTGTTCCAGTTTGACCAGCATACTTTGTGCCGATTTGGTCTGCGCGAACTAATTGTAATTCCACATCAAACATCAATTCAATCAATTGCTTGACTTCTTGATATGCTTGTGGATCACCACCAGATTGCATTACAGCACGGGCTGTGCCAGTTGCGGCAATAGTTGTGCTGAAAATTTGTGTATAGTTACCCAAGTTGAAACGCTGATTGCTTTGGGCATTAGCAGAACTAACTTGTGCGCCTTCAACTTGCGCTTGAACTCCTGGAGTGCGATAGATGTCGTCAGTCCATAGTGGTAGCGTAGAGTTAACTTTACGCTTTTTGCTCATACACATGTTTAAAACAGGTGTATCGTCTTTTACACGATTGGATACATCTAGATCCAAGTCTTTAACTACGATGTCCGCGCCATATGCTGTGGTTCCGTTACCAATACCACCGACGCCAGATGTTGCAATAATTGCCATTTTAAGGCTCCTTTAAATTATCTCCTACCGCCACGAATACTCTGTAGTCGTTGCATTAGTAGGTTATCACCGGCTTTCTTATCACCGGCCTTGGCTTGTTCACGAAGTTTTTCAATGTTGTCATTTGAACTTTTGCCAGTGTTACTGCTTCCTTTGCGTTGTGTTAATTGCGCCATACTTGCACCAGCAGTTTTAGTTGAGGGCTTATCGCGATAGCGTAATCCATCTCTAACCAAACTTAACAATGCTTCATCACCGGCGATGAGGTCAATGTTAGGAATACCAGGCACTACTTCGCGTCTTGATCCAGGATATGCTTTTTCAATCTTCTCACGAAGTTCGTTGTATACATACTCGTTTCTTAATTCCTTATCCTGGAAATTTTTACGAGCAGTAGTCAAAGCCTGTCCTACTTGCTGACTGCGAATCTGTTTGAACTGTTCTACGGCAGGTTGCAAACGATTAATCTGCTTTTGTTGCTGTCGTATATACTGTTCATTCTGTGCCATGTTTGCTTGAATCCTAGCGATATCCGTAGGGTTCGTCGCACGGGCTAACTGTTGTTGAAATGTATTTTGATAACTTTGTGTTTTAACAATTTCATCAAATGCTTTTTTCAATTTAGGTTCAACCGTAAATTCCATTGCTAATGTAAGTTGATCTTGGCGATTTTTTGACTCATTAACATACTCGTCAAATTCTGCTCGTTCCACTTTCAACTGTCTTGCTTCTTCATGTATTGCTGATCCTTGACCAAGAATAGATGCGGCTTTCTTAGCATCAATAACTACTTCTTTACCATTCTTCATAAATTTGAATTTGGCATTTGGGTTCGTTTCTGCGAACTCAACAAAGTCTATTAGTTCATCTGCTGTAGAATCATTACTATCAGTGCTTACCTCTTCAGGGGCGGCTGCTTCTTGATTGTCGCTGTCATAATCTTCGCTGTTGGTATCACCAATTTCGGCTTCCATATTGGGTGCCACAGAGGCTGAATCTGCTGCCGCATCATCTGCTCCTGTTGCAGTTTGTTCGGCTTGCTGTCTAATTAGATTACGCTGTGTGTTTTCACGCATAGCGGTCATTTTAGTGGCAATACTATCCAAACTTGGGACTGCACTTTGATCAGTGGCCGCCGGCGCTGTTGGCTGGTTAGGACTTATCGTTGTTTCCATTTATTTTCCTTAATTAAGTATTGGGCACTTCATTAGTGTTACCAATACGGTTCTTTAAGTAAACAGCCCGTTTAAGGCTATTCACGAAATTGTCAATACCTGCTAGTTCATTGCTTAAAGCAACTCTGCGAGTATTGTCGTCTACAGTATGACTGCGAATGGCCGCAAGTTCATCTGCTAGACTAAATTTAAAATGATGAACAAACATTGCTAAATCTCTGTTCTTCAATAATGCTTCAGCAAGACTTCCGTAATGTCTAACTTGATCAGTTTGACTTGGGCTCAGTTTACTAAGTTGACTTAGATCAACTGTTAGTCTGCTGTTGTAAAAATCTATTGTATTGTTGTCTATCATATGCTATTCTATTATGTGTTTATTTAGCGTTAAGAATACACCTTTGGTTCGCCCATGGCCAAAGCCATAAAGTCCATTTGACTTTCAGCATCTTCACCAGCAACCTCAGCGGCAATCTGTTGTGCTCGGGCCTGTGCCAATTCAGCATCAGCCGCAAACTTCTGATCTTGTGCGTTGGGTTTCTTATTCTTCTGTGCTTCTTCTGCTTGCTTCATCATAGTTGCAATTTCTTCATCAGTTGGCAAGTAAACATCACAGTCTTTAACACCTAATGTGTATAGTGTATCAGCATAAGGCTTTTTAACTTTCTTATACATTTCAGGTGTCATAGTTCCTTGTTGAACCATGCTTTGAACACTTTGCATTAGACCACTTTGACTCTTTTGAATAATTTGTAATCTGTTTAGTGCGTTTTCTTCACTGTTCATACCCAGGGCTAGTTCCAATGTCAATTGCTTACGGTCTATCATGCTGGACATGTTGTCCCATGCTGTATAATCCATGAACTCTGGCTTTTTGTCTGGTCTGCAACTGGCTGCTAATTTCTTAACACCATAGTCATCACCGTATTGAATCAGTGTGCGCCAAATTAAGTATAAACTTTCTTTCAAGCCTTCAGCCGCATTGCGAACTGTGTTGTCTTGAATAATTTGGTTTGGCGTAAGTGCCATTTGTAGTTTGATACCGCTGTTACCTGGTGCCATGACTTCTGGATTAAATACATCACTGGGAGTAGTCATACCAACCATGGCCATAGTATCTTTTTGTATGCGGTTCATACTAACTTCCAAGAAGTTTAGGTTACCGCTTGGAGGAGGAATTTGGTAAATGTCTTTTGCTGGATCAAATTTACTGTCCAAAATAAAGATAGCGGCTTCGCCATCCTGTAACATTTCAAAGTCTAACTTGTCTGGCTTGACACCAATACGAGGAGTAGCAGTTAATAGACCCAATTGGATCTCTGCTCTAGCCGCTGATGTTGAGTATTCCTGCATTGGAATAACACTTTCAGCAATACTCATTCCATAGAAGTTGCCTGGTAGTGGTTTTGGACACATATTAGCAACAGGAATAAACTCTACTTCTCTAGCACTGATAATGTAACTGCCGGAGTAGATCAATTCAATTAGTTCTAATTCACCATCACCATCAATGTCGTATTTGTTCCATACAGTTACAATTGATACTTGACGACTGTCTGGATCTGCACTTGCCGCACTGGATACTGGAATACCCATGACTGGCACTGAATCTCTGGCGTGAATAGCCAAGTTGTTTAATACGCTACCTGCTTGATACGCACCGTTTTGGTTGTATTCAGCAAATTCACGGAAGTTATCTAAGTCACCATTCAAGTCAGGATATAATTCAACTGCTTCTTGTATTGACATTGGATCAAAGTAACCACAGAATGGTTGATCTTTCATTTCAGCAACAGTAGGATCACAGACCCAGTAGTGCTGTGCAATAGGATGGAATCTAACATTAATGTTATAACCAGTTACTTTATATTTGGCTTTATAGATTGTGTTGCGTGTAATTGCCGCATTGATAATTTCTTCTTGTCCAGTTGCTTGGCTTGTTAGAACTTCTGCTTGTCCTGCTGCCAATTCAGCATAGTTGTCTTCTTCATCTGCGTTACGCATACTAGCCACATGTTTGTCTACTAGTTCATTGGCCAGTTCACCTTGTTGTTCGCCCAACAACTGAGTAATCTCTGCCATGGCCTTGTCCATCATTACTGTGACTTGGCGTTTGTTTTGGCGTAGTGTTGTAAGTCCAGATTCAGCGGCTTGTAATTCAAATGCTTTTAGTTGTTCGTTGGTGCCTTCTGTTTCTACATAACGAGTAACAAATTCACGCACAGGCTTGATCATCATCATACCGTTTTTGTGCATTGCGGCATCCATGATCCAACGCTCTAGAATAAAGTGAGGATCATTCATTTGGTTAATAACTTTACTAACCATGTTTGTGGCTTGGCGTGCGGCTTCTTCATCCATTTCGTCATCAGCAACAAACTCAAAGTTAATTTCGCCATTGGGCATAAGTCCCTTGGCAATAACTGCTGTGGCATAATCAACAACAGGTTTTACTGTAGGGTGAATATAGTCAATGCCGTTTACAGGAGCAGTTGATTCTGTAACTGCTAGGCACAGGTAGTGATAGTCACTAGCGCGGTTAACTGCGTTCTTTGTTCCCAAGTAACGCAAATAAGATGCCATTTTGACATCCATTTGGTTTTTCATCCGCACAAATGTAGCATTAATCTTCTTATTTTGATTAATGTCTTGCACTGGAATTGTTTTAATGTTCAGCATAATTATTGCGGCCCTTTAGATACTATTATTTAGCGTTTTATTAACAGGGCTCTTTAGGCTCAATGAAACTCCCCGGGCATGATAATTCTAGGACGATTTAATTCTTCCTGTAAATTACATGCGTGACAGTCAGTGTGTTCTGCATCTTCTTCATCTAGTTCATAGATGGTGTGTGGTGTCATTGCTGTCATTGCGGCTATTTCAAATGCTTTTGAATGACGCTCACATAATATCATTGTGTTGTCTTCTATTGCACAAATAAATTTAATTTGGGTCATATGCTTGTTTCCAACTTGGTTTTTTACTGTAATCTTTTGTGATATATCTATCTCTTTGCGATGCCATTCGTTGGCCCGGTGTTTTGTTGTCCCAGGGTTCTGCTATACCTTGTAAGCAAGCCAATAAAGCATACCTACAACTATCAATACAGTCATCTGGATCACTAAATCTTCCTTTTTCATCTACGAAATAATTCTGTGCTTCATTTAAGAAATGGGTGCAATTCTCATTGACCATTAAGTTGCCAACTTCTAGCATTTGGCGCATTTGGTTAATACCATATGCTTTGTGGTTGGTAACACGCCCTTGTGAATCTGGTGGATTCATAATTGCTTTGTCTATTACATTTAGTTCGTATGACTCAAATAACTCACGAATGCTGTTAGCACTCATAGTGTATCTGCCAGCAGTAGATGCGTCAGCAGGAAGAACAATAGGAGTGCCAAACACTTCAGGACGAAGTAAATGATTGATATACTGAGTGGGGACTGCTTCTTCAATACCCTGCACAACAATTTGTTTATGTAAGTAAGCAGTTCGCTCATATGGTTCCCAATACATTAAGGTAATAACTGTTTTGTCATTGACCAATCCAAGGTCAAGTGCAATGACTCGTTGTATACGACTCATGCGTAGGAAATCAATGTCTCCTGTTTTATATGTGGGCCAGTTGCCTAATTGGAATACTGCGCCTTTACCCATGACTGGTTTACCAGCAATACGGGCTTCTCGTTCGTGTGGTAGATAATCTTTTTCTAACTGTCTACGAGTAGCGGCTAATAAGAATGGTTCACCCCAAGGACTGTATTCTGGAACATCATCCCATGACACACGAATGTATTCATAGCCTTCTTCATTGTTCCAAAATTTACTTACAAGGCCATTAAGACCTTTAAGTGGTGTGAACGAACATAGAACTTTACCCTGCGTGGTAGCAGTTCGCGTAACAATCTCACTGAAAAAGTCGTCGGGTGGTTGTTCATCAAATACTGCTAGGTTAAGTTTGAAACCTTGGAGTTGCCTGACTTCCTGAGTGTAGTTAGCAAATAGTAGATAACTATTGGAACCACTAACATGCCTAACTTCACAGCCAATGTTATTAGCGCCATCATTCCGCATAGTGTCAGTAACAATGCAAGAACGAGGTATGGCACCAGTGCCAAGATTTTCAGTAATTTTAACATCTTGTGTTCCCAACAATTCATTTTGTAATACCAAAGCAACCTGACTCCAACCTTCACCTGCTACCATGGCAGTGATTGGTGTTGTGAATCTATGACCCTCCCACCAATCAGGATATAATCCTGTCAAGTGCATGGCAGTTTCGTAGCATGTGCTCACAGTCTTACCAACTCGGTTAGCGGCAAGTATTCCTCTACGATCCGCTGAGCCTGTTTTAAAAAACTGCTTTTGGTGTTCAAACGGTCTAAAGTATTTAAGTTGATTATACTTCATATCGTCTGCGACAACAATACTTAGATCCATTAATTGATTTTTTAATGGTCCTGGTATTGTTGACAAAGCATCAATTGTTAGATCATGTTCATCCACTGCCCAACGCAACGCTCTGGACATCAATACATCATTGCCCAGCATTACATTAGCCTTTGTTGTCTGGCCGCCATTTTACTTTGTAGATACGCAACAAATATTTCAATCTCCTCTAAGGTTAAAAATATATGCACATTGACATCTTCGCGATCATCTGCGTTGATTCTAAATTTAAGTTCAAACTGGTCTGGATCAATCCAATCGCCGCCTATGTCTACTCCACTGTCTTCATTGTGTGTTAGATTGAACATGTTTGATATCCCTGTGAATTTGATATACATTGTATAATGCATAACTTAATGCTGATATTTCTTCAGCAGTGGCAGTCCATGTTGCAGGATCATTTAATGTTGCGGGTTTGTTAATTAACACGGCTTGTAAGCGTTCAGCAATTAGACGCAGGATATGCTCGCACTGACCAGGAAACTTTTCTACAAAGGCTTCTCTGTGTGCGGCATTTACTTTTTGTAGGATCATGGTATCACGCACAACTCGCTCCTGTTGTGCTTGATGTATCATTCCATCACGAACTTCTGGCGTGTTCATTTATCCAAGTCCCAGACATTGGTTAGAACATTCTCATTCAAACTAATGAATTCACGATCAATCCAAGTGTCCCACTGATTGCTGTTGTTTACTTTGAAACTTTGCATCAGCGCACGAAGTTTACGACCCTGTGGAGTTAATGTGCCATCTTCGCGAACAACAACTTGTTCTCCTGTGCGTGGATCAACCCATTTGATAACTTCAGGACGCTCACGACCATACTTGTCTAGTTTGACACCATGCGGGCGTTGTTCAATTGGTCCAACAATTTCATAACTGATCTCACCTGTCTTATACTTGCGAAAGTATACTGACACTTTCTTATCCTGCATACGACTTTCAAAGTCAGTGTGTGGAATACCATTGCTGACAAATATGTTTTGTAATTGAATTGGATCTGGTAAACTTTTATCTCTAGCAGGAACTGCTTTTAATTCTTCTACTGGAACTAGTTCAGTGCGGTCAATGTATGGATTGTCTCCACCTAGGAACTTAGGATCTACTTCTAGTCCATTTAGCACATCCATGGCCACTTGATACTTTAACTTATTAGCACGGCCTTTTAAGTTTAAGACAATCCCTGTCTCATCAAATACAAATCTCTCAAGTTCTTTGGCCGTGGGAAAGTCGGTCATTAAACCGTCAATGTCAAAATCTGCTGTGCTGATTGATTTGGGTGCTGTGGCAGCAACTTGTTCTGCTACTGCCATGATTTCTTCTGCTGTGATATCCGTGGGTGCTGGATCTTCCCAAGGATTTTCCACTTCTGCTGTTGCAGGTGGGCTTAAATTTACATTTTTCTTAGTCATTTCTATTCCTTAATTTTCTATGCTAATGAGACTAGTGTCTCATTGTTATTTAGTTACTACAACTTGGTCATTTGCCAACGGCGCTGTCTGTGTTAGCAACAAATCCACCGGGCTTCATCATTGCTCCACCACCTTGATATCGTCCGCCAGGTGTTTGCATACCTTCAATTTGTTTTAATGCTTCACCTAGACTTTCAATGCTTTGGCGCATTTGTAAAAAGTATTGTTGATTGCCTTCTGGAGGTTTTGGATCTGGCAGTCCCGGTGTAGGCATTTGATAACCGGGCGGAGTTGTTTCAACATCGGGTAAACCAAATCCTGGAGAAGGTTTTAAATCATGCGTGTCAATGCCAAATGCAGGAAAGATATCGCGCACTGGACGAATTGCCGTATCAATTGGACCGCCAGGTTGAAAAAAACCGCCCATGATTACTTCTTATACTTGCTTGGCAAACGGCTACCGTCAGCAGTAGAGTTCTTTTTAGGACCTGTGTTAGTATTGCTACTGACACCTTCTAATGCTGGATTAGTTTTTGCTGCCTGACCACGACCACGCATACCAAGTGCGTCTGTTACCATCTTAGCCAAACCGGCTTTTTCACCGCTACTTGTGCTCTTGGCTTTTTCAAAGTCTGCTCGCTTACTACCTGTGGCAACATTACCTGTTGTTGGTCCACGCTTTTGGTTAATCTCTTTGTTACCTTGTGGGTTAGTTGATTTCATTTTGTTTTCCTTTTATGATACTACTGTTACCGGAGTAACATATAATGTAACGGCACTTGCGGCACTTGCGGCAAGATACACAGTTTGAAATGCGCCTGAACCTATTACTTGAATGTATTCAGTTGTTAATGGTCCAATAACTGTTCCTGCTGTAGCCACTGTTAGCACCGTTAACTCTGCGTCAAAGAATACAGGCACAGTTGCACTGGGATTGGTAACTTTCAAATACAATGGTGTTTGTCCACCGCTTAAATTGCCTGTTACTTCTGCGTTTGTGACATCACCAGTTGCTGGTGTTACATCAGCGGCTAAAGTTTGAACAGGACCTGCTAATTGATATGCTGTCATTATCGTTGATTCCCTTTAGTTGGACCACGACCTTCATTGATCTTGTCTGGGTTGCCTTTGTAGTTTTGTGTGGCTTTTGGATCC